TGCTTCACTTACTGATATTCCTAACGGAGCATTAACAAACTCTAGTATTGCTATCGGTGGTGTAACACTCAACTTAGGTGACACTGATGCTACTCCAGCATTTGATCTTTCTGATGCTACTGCTTATCCTTATGCATCTTTAACAGGAATTTCTACAAGTATTGTAGGAGACACAAGTCCAGAATTAGGTGGCAATTTAGATCTTAACTCTAATAATGTAACCGGAACTGGTAACTTTAATGTTACTGGTGTCGTAACTGCCACTACTTTTAGTGGTTCTGGTGCTTCACTTACTGATATTCCCAATGGAGCATTAACAAATTCTAGTATTGCTATCGGTGGTGTAACACTTAACTTAGGTGACACTGATGCTACTCCAGCATTTGACTTAAGTGATGCTATTAATTTGACCGGTGCATCTGCCGCAACTTATGGAGATGCATCCAATGTAGCTCAGATTGTAGTAGATGCTAATGGAAGAATTACTGGAATAAGTAATGTCACCATCTCCGGAGGAGATACTGTCAGTATTACAACTACTGCTGCTGATATTCTATCCGTATCTTCTGGAGCAATTAGTGCTGATGATGCTGGTGCAGATAAAATAGTATTCTGGGATGATTCTGAAGGAAAGTTAACTTACCTTACTGTAGGTACTAATTTAACAGTTACGGATACGACAATATCAGCATCTGGAGGAGGTAGTTCAGGACCAGATCCAGTAATAATGGGAATGATATTCTAAATATAACACGGAGATAAAAACATGGCTGCACCAAACTTAAAAAGTCCAACAACAATCAATGGCAAGACTGCCAGATCTAAAATTACAGGAACTTCAATTGTTGGAGTTGTTACTAATGCGGGTTCTAGTGGAAAAGTATTAAAAATAAATTCTATATTTGCTGCAAATATTGATGGCACTACCGGAGTAAATGTAAGTGTATCTGTTTATGATGGATCTACAGATTATTACATAGCATCAACTATATATGTTCCACCCGATGCTACTCAGATTATTTCAACTAAAGAAAGTTATTTTTATTTGGAAGAGGGAGATCAATTAAGAGTAACTGGATCTGTTGCAAATAAGTTAAATATTATTGTCGGTTTTGAGGATATTTCTTAATGGTTAGATCTAGAGGTAGAATTTCAGGATCAAATCTTTCTCGTGTGGATGATCCAGATGCCCATACCTGGATTTCAGGAGGAATATACAATCCCACTGATAATCTCATGTTGTCAGGGAAAAAAGATGGATCTTATCTTAGTAGTTTATCTGCTAGATGGGAATCTTATATAGACCCTAATACCGCTGGCAATTGTTATGGTGTAACTTTTTCACTAGACGGGATGCAATGTTTTGTCGTTGCCGTTGATAATTTAGAAAACTATAGTCTGTCAGAACCTTATGGAACCCCAACATATGTATCAAAAGTAAGTCTTGATAGTGACACTTATTTTGGTAGTACTGCAACCTGGTACTTCGGGACTTTTAGTTCTGATGGAATGTATTTTTATTCAAGTAATAGTGATGACGATTATCCCCAAACATTTAGTCTTTCTAGTGCATATGACATTAGTTCCAGTTCCTTAATTGGTATGGGTAAAGATGTTAAAATGCTACCTTTTATTGCCAACGACACTGGATCTACTGAAACATCTATGTATGGACATGAGTTTGGAAATAGTGGACTTAAAATGTATACGGTCGGATCTGGTTTAGATAGAATTGCTCAATATACACTTTCAACAGCTTATGATGTAACTACAGCAAGTTATGACGGTTATAAGGATATAAGCTCAATCAACAGTTCTCCAAGTTCCATAACCTGGAAACCTGATGGAACAACATTTTATATGACTTCTCTTGGTGATGACGTACACCAAATATCAGTTTCAACTAATTGGGATGTTACCTCAACGACTACTCTTGTTAATACTTTAGATATTAATTCGTATGAAGTAAACCCTATGGATGTGCGGTTCAAGACAGATGATGGTACGAAGATGTTTGTAATAGGATCTAGTGGTGATGGAATTGATACATTTACACTGTCTACAGGATGGGACATTTCTACAGCTACTCACACAGCATTTGATAGTCTTTCAGCACAGAATAGTGTGCCAAGAGGTCTTGATTTTAGTCCTGATGGAACTAAAATGGTTGTTGCAGGAGAAACAGACGATGAACTTCTTTACTATACATTGAGCAGTGCTTGGACTATATCTTCAAAAACTTATGTAGGATTATATGATACTAGCCCATATGGAGTACCTGCTGCTCGTCAATACAGTAGCACACTTTACTTCCAATATTCTGGATTTAGTATATTTGCTCCTAGATCTGTTAGATACATAAATGATGGAGATGGCGTTAGTCTTCTGGATGGATATGTTTCAAGTAGTAATTATTATGCTAAAGTTGTCAACTATACTCTTGGAGAATCTTATAATGCTTTGTCTATTATCGACGGTTTATTACTCGACTATAGAACCCAAGAGGGTAGCAGTAATGACGCAGTATATAGCATGAAATTTAATAATGATGGAACAAAAGTTTATGTTGTCAATAATGGTGATGATAAAATATATCAATGGACTTTAGATATACCATATACATTTAGTTCTACTAACTATGGGATGACATATGATGGAAGAACTGCAGTATTATCAAGCGAAACTAATCTTCGTAATATGGATTTCAATGATACTGGAGATAGACTTTTTATAATAGGAGCTCAACAGGATGCTATATTTGAATATTCAGTTTCCATCCCATTTGATGTCACTTCAACTCTAACAGAACTTTCCAGATATTCAATATTGAATCAAGTAGAATCGGAAAACGATGTCAATGCAACTCTAGAAACTTCTCCCGTGGGACTTTTTTGGACAAATAGTGGATTGTTTTTTTCAGGTATCAACAAAGACGAAGTACAGAAAATAAACTTTGTCGATAAATGATATGGCAAGATAAATATTTTATATTGTTGTAATTAAATTATGAGTGATGTATATCTTGGTAATCCATTATTAAAGAAAGCAAATACTGCGATTGAGTTTACAGAGGATCAAATCATTGAGTTCCTCAAATGTAAACAAGATCCAGTTTATTTTGCAAACAATTATATTAAAATTGTTTCTCTTGATGAGGGTTTAACACAGTTTCATCCATATCATTTTCAAGAAAAACTAATTCATAATTTCCATAATAACAGATTTAATATCTGTAAAATGCCACGACAGACTGGTAAGTCTACTACTGTGGTATCATATCTATTACATTATGCACTTTTTAATGACAGTGTAAACATTGGCATTCTGGCAAATAAAGCATCTACTGCTAGAGAATTGTTAGCAAGATTATCGACTGCATATGAAAACTTACCAAAATGGATGCAGCAAGGTATTCTAGTATGGAATAAAGGAAATATAGAACTCGAAAATGGCAGTAAGATATTGGCATCATCTACATCTGCGAGTGCTGTCCGAGGTATGTCGTTCAATATCTTATTTCTTGACGAATTTGCATTCGTCCCCAATCATGTCGCTGACTCCTTCTTTGCATCTGTTTATCCCACCATTACTTCTGGTAAAAGCACAAAGGTAATTATTGTATCCACACCACACGGTATGAATCACTTCTACCGTATGTGGCACGATGCGGAAAGAAATAAAAATGAATATATTCCTACAGAGGTTCACTGGTCAGAAGTTCCTGGTAGAGATGTTGTTTGGAAAGAGCAAACAATTGCAAACACATCAGAAGAACAATTCCGTGTTGAGTTTGAATGCGAGTTCTTGGGCTCAGTCAATACTCTTATCAACCCATCAAAACTCAAAACTTTAGTCTATGAAGACCCGATACAAAGAAATGCCGGATTAGATGTTTATGAAAATCCAATTCCAGAGCACAATTATCTAATCACGGTTGATGTTGCCCGTGGTCTTGGTAATGACTACTCGGCATTTATTGTTTTTGATATCACAGAGTTTCCTTATAGGGTAGTTGCAAAGTATAGAAATAATGAAATCAAACCAATGTTATTTCCGAATATTATATTTGATGTAGCAAAAGGTTATAATCAATCTTGGTTATTGATTGAAGTAAATGATATTGGAGAACAAGTTGCAAGTATTCTTCAATATGATTTGGAATATGAAAATATTCTAATGGCAACTATGAGAGGTAGAAATGGACAGATAGTTGGGACAGGATTTTCTGGTAAAAAAACTCAACTTGGAGTCCGCACAACTTCGGCAGTCAAAAAATTAGGATGTTCAAATCTCAAAACTCTTATAGAAGAAGATAAATTATTTACTCCCGATTACGAAATCATATCAGAACTAACAACTTTTTCACAGAAAGCAAATTCATTTGAGGCAGAAGAAGGTTGTAATGATGACTTGGCAATGTGTCTTGTTATATTCTCTTGGTTAGTGGCACAAGAATATTTTAAGGAGATGACCGAGAATGATGTAAGAAAGAGAATATATGAAGAGCAGAAAAATCAAATTGATCAAGACATGGCTCCATTTGGTTTTATCGAAGATGGAATTAATAGTGAAACGACTTTTGTAGATGATTCTGGAGATAGATGGTATGCAGATGAATATGGAGATCGTTCATATATGTGGGATTATAGGTAATGTCCATCGATGATGAGATAGAATTAGAACATTTATTATTTTTTGATCGTAAATGTAGAGTTTGTGGAAAAGTTAAAAGTTTAATGGATGATTTTTATTTGACTCGAAAAGATAGAAAAACATTAGCATCATCATATTCATATGAATGCAAGGAATGTACGGTTGAAAGAGTAAGTAGAGGTAGAAAGAGTAATTTGAGATGGGAATATCCTGATTGGTAAGTATTCACGCACTGTTTCCCCATTAGAAATACCCCTTTTCCTAAATATTTTTAGGTAAATTGGATGCGAGGAAAAAACAAGATGCCACTAAATTTAGCATCTCCTGGTATTGTAGTAAGAGAAGTAGACTTAACTGTCGGTAGGGTTGATCCAACCTCCGATGGCATTGGTGCAATTGTTGCACCTTTTGCACAAGGTCCTGTCGATCTTCCTACAGTAATCGGAAGCGAGAAAGACTTATTAGATGTCTTCGGAAAACCATATGGAACAGATAAGCACTATGAGCACTGGTTAGTTGCTTCTTCTTATCTGGCATATGGTGGAGCACTTAGTGTTGTAAGAGCAGATGATTCCGATCTTCAGAACGGTCTTGTTGGTACTGCCACAAGTATAAAAATTAAAAGTCTTGAGCACTACGAAGACTTAGGATACGATGAAAATCCAATTACTGATGTGATTGTTGCTGCCAGAAATCCTGGTTCATGGGCAAATGGTTTAAGAGTTGGTATTATTGATGCCAAGGCAGATCAAATTCTGGGTATCAATACAGGTAGTGTTTCTTCCTTTACTGCAATAGTTGAGGATAGAATTGGAACATCAGTAGGTTCAGCAAGCACAGTTGGAATTTCTACAGGATCAATTGTTCTTGGTCAAACAGTAAGATCTTCTGTAGTTTCGAGTGGAACAATTGTTACTAATATTGGTGAGAGTGTTGTAACTCTTTCTAATGCAACTACCAATGCATTGGGAGATACATTCTTATTTGATTTTGGAACACAATCTATTTCATCTGCAGCAATTCAGGTTGGATATGGAATTAAACAATCAATTTCAGCAATACTTCCTGGTATAGGAGGCACTTCTGTTCTCGATGGAAATTTGAAAGGTATTATTACCGAAGTTGGTGAAGGAACAATAGGTGTTAAAGTTCTTGAGCACATTTCTGCATCAGGAACTGTTACTGAAGTTGATTACCAACCATCTGGTGTTTATGCATTCTCCGGAAGTGGAAATGTTGCAATTCATACTAATGGACAAGCAGTATCTTATGGATCAACGGCAGTAACTTCACAGGCAGATTGGTTCGATCAACAGTCACTTACATTGACTTCCACATCTACTGTTAAGTGGAATCAACTTGCAGATCGTCCAGGAACTTCTGAGTATGCAGCAGCAAGAGGTTCTAGATTTGATGAAGTCCATGTTGTTGTAATTGATGGTGATGGAGATATCACCGGAAACTCTGGAACAATCCTTGAGAAGAATCTTTCATTATCGAAAGCAAAAGATGCCGAATTCTCTCTAGGTTCTCCTTCATACTGGAGAAAGTTTACTGCAAATAGTTCACAATATATCTTTGCCGGTTCAGAACCAGCAGGTATTGTAACCACCGGATTTGCAAGTGGTGGAAGTGGATTCGATCTTGAGTCCGATGTTGATTGGGATCAAAATGCAGAAGGTATTACCTTTGCCGCAACCGGTAATTCTAACAACACATTGGGTGGTGGTTGGAATTATGATGGAGAAGGTAACATAGAAAATGATGGTGCGTTAAGTCCAGGTTTAGATGGATTAGTTACCGGTTACGGATTATTCGAGAATACTGAAAAGTATAATGTAGATTTCATTCTTATGGGATCTGCCGGATATGGTAAAGAAGATGCTCAAGCACTTGCGAATAAGTGTATTGCAGTTGCAGAAGCAAGAAAGGATGCAGTTGCATTCATCTCACCATATAGAGGTGCGGCAATTACTGATACCTCTGATGATAGAGCAGTAACTATCAATTCAGATGAGACGATTACTGATAATGTAATCAGTTTCTATGCTCCCATCACTTCATCAACTTATGGAATCTTTGATAGTGGTTACAAGTATATGTTTGATAGGTTTGCAAATACCTTCAGATATGTTCCACTAAACGGAGACATTGCTGGACTTTGTGCCAGAAATGATGCAAACAATTTCCCATGGTTCTCACCAGCAGGAACAAATCGTGGTGGAATTCTAAATGCAGTTAAACTTGCATATACTCCATCTAAAGCACAGAGAGATAGATTGTATTCTAATAGAGTCAATCCAGTAATCTTCTCACCTGGTGCCGGTATTGTTCTCTTTGGAGATAAGACTGGATTTGGTAAGTCATCGGCATTCGACCGTATTAACGTTCGTAGATTGTTTATCTATCTTGAAGATGCAATCTCTGCTGCTGCAAAAGATCAACTCTTTGAGTTTAATGATGAAATCACAAGAACTAATTTTGTGAATATTGTTGAACCATTCCTTCGTGATGTTCAGGCAAAGAGAGGAATCTTTGACTTTGTAGTTATTTGTGATGAGACAAATAACACTGCTGCTATTATAGATAATAATGAGTTTGTAGCAGACATCTTTATCAAACCCGCAAGATCAATCAACTTCATCGGTCTTACGTTTGTTGCCACCAGAACTGGTGTTTCATTTGATGAAGTAATCGGTAACGTTTAATCTAGAGGTTTAAGAAACAATGGCTCGTCAACAAGTAAATACTTTACCACTAAGAACTATTAGTGATTTTAAAAGTAAATTAAAGGGTGGTGGTGCAAGACCTAATCTATTTGAAGTGGAATTAGCGTTCCCTTCAGGTGTAAATCTTCAGGATGAAAATGAAGTTCTTGACAATGCTAGATTTTTAGTAAAAGCAGCAGCACTACCTTCTTCAACAGTAGCACCGATTGATATTCCTTTTAGAGGAAGAATCCTGAAAATTGCAGGTGATAGAACATTCGAAACGTGGACTATTACTGTAATGAATGATACTTCATTCAATATCAGATCTGCGTTTGAGAAGTGGATGAACTTCATCAATAAACTTGATAATGGAACTGGTGAAACAGATCCTGCACTTTATCAAGTAGATGCTAAAGTACATCAACTTGATCGTGCTGGTGGAGTGCTTAGAAAGTATACTTTTAAGGATGTTTTCCCGACTAATATTTCTACAATTGACCTAAATTATGAGACAACTGATACCATTCAAGAGTTTACCGTAGAAATGCAAGTCCATTATTGGGAAGCATTTAAAGGAACCACTCTACAATCTGGTGGTGAAGATATCTCCTAAATAATAAAATAGTAGTCTAAGTTAGTTTATAATATGGCAAAACTTTTTGGTTTTTCTATTGATGATACAGAAAAGAAATCCAAATCTGTAGTTTCCCCTGTCCCCGTGAATAACGAGGATGGGGTTGATAACTATATTAGCAGTGGATTTTATGGTTCATATGTAGATATTGAAGGACAATATAGAACAGAGTTTGATTTAATCAAAAGATACAGAGAGATGTCACTACATCCAGAAGCGGATGGTGCTATCGAAGATGTTGTAAATGAAGCAATTGTGAGTGATCTTTACGATTCTCCAATTGAAATTGAATTGTCCAATTTAAATGCTACGGACAATTTAAAGAAAGCAATCAGACAAGAATTTAAGTATATCAAAGAAATTTTAGATTTTGATAAAAAGTCGCACGAAATTTTTAGAAATTGGTATGTTGATGGAAGACTTTATTATCATAAGGTAATCGATCTCAAAAATCCTCAGGAAGGAATTAAGGAACTGAGGTATATTGATCCAATGAAGATGCGGTTTGTCCGCCAAGAAAAGAAGCAAGATAAGAATGTTATTGGACCAAATATTCCTGGTCGTGACGAACAAAAAAATGGTATTGCTCCAGAGATTGAAGAGTATTTTGTTTATACTCCAAAACCAACCTATCCAACTGGCAATCTGACTGGAGGTGGTGGAAATAAAGGAACTAAAATTGCAAAAGATGCAATTACATATTGTACTTCAGGTCTTGTAGATAGAAATAAAGGAAATGTTCTTTCCTATCTTCACAAAGCAATCAAGGCACTCAATCAACTGAGAATGATTGAGGATTCTTTGGTCATCTATAGATTATCCAGAGCACCAGAACGTCGTATTTTTTATATTGATGTTGGCAATCTTCCTAAGGTAAAGGCAGAACAATATCTTCGTGATGTTATGAATCGTTATCGTAATAAACTTGTATATGATGCAAATACAGGTGAAGTTCGTGATGATCGTAAATTTATGTCTATGATGGAAGACTTCTGGCTTCCAAGAAGAGAAGGTGGTAGAGGAACTGAAATCACAACTCTTCCTGGTGGACAAAACTTAGGAGAACTTGCCGATATTGAGTATTTCCAAAAGAAACTTTATAGAGCACTTGGAGTTCCGGAATCAAGAATTGCTGCCGATGGTGGATTTAATCTTGGTCGTTCTTCAGAAATTTTAAGAGATGAACTTAAGTTTGCCAAGTTTGTTGGTCGTCTGAGAAAGAGATTTGCTCAGATGTTCAATGATATGCTGAAGACTCAACTGATTCTTAAGAATATTGTTTCTGTAGAAGACTGGGATAAAATTAGTGATCATATTCAATATGATTTCTTGTATGACAACCAGTTTGCAGAACTGAAAGAAACGGAAATGTTGAATGAGAGACTTGGAGTTCTTTCATCTATTGAACCATATATTGGTAAATATTATTCACAGAGATGGGTTCGTAGTAAAGTTCTTCGTCAGACTGATGGAGAAATGATTGAAATGGATGAGCAGATTGAACAGGAAATCAAAGATGGTATTATTCCTGATCCCAGTGCAGTTGATCCTATAACTGGAGAACCATTACCACAAGAAGGTGAACAAGGAATGATGGGTGATGTTCCGATGGAACCTGAAATTGATGGTGGAATGACTGAAGTAGACGGTAAAGCTGCCGAGATATAAATATAAAATATACATATATTAAATTTTCATGGAAGAAATTGTAAATTTAGTCGGATCCGATTCGTCGGCATCTGATATTAGTGACAGAATTAAAGACGTTTTGTATGCAAAAGCAGCAGAACGTATCAATATCATTCGTCCAACAGTTGGCGCATCCATGTTTGATGATCAACAAAAATCTGAGGAACAAGAATAATGGGATATATTCGTCATGACGAAAATAATAACCCAGTTTCTCCTCAACCAGGTGTGTCTACTGTTTCATATCTTGGAGGCACTACCGGTTGGTCAACTGTCACCTACGAAAATTTTAATGTAGATTATCAGGCTCGTAATGCAGATAATAGTCCAAGAACTCCTGGAACATATCAACGTCATGATAAAGATAATAATCCAGTTGGTGTAGGAACATATCAACGTCACGATGAAAATAACAATCCCGTAACATCTCCATAGCAAGATAAAGAAATGAAACTTATCACAGAAGAAATTTCAAACGTAAAGATTATTACCGAAGGTAAAGGTTCTAATAAGAAACTTTATATTGAAGGAGTTTTCCTGCAAGCAGATCTCGAAAATCGTAATAAAAGAATGTATCCTATGGAGACTCTTTCTCGTGAAGTAAAAAGGTATAATGAAGCATTTGTCCAAAAGGGACGTGCTCTTGGAGAACTTGGTCATCCCGATGGACCTACCGTAAATCTTGACCGTGTTTCTCATAAGATTACTTCACTCACTCAAGAGGGTAGCAATTTTAGAGGTAAGGCACAAATCCTTAATACTCCTATGGGTAAAATTGCATCTTCACTTTTAGATGAAGGTGTGATGCTTGGTGTTTCTTCTCGTGGTGTTGGTTCATTAAGAGAAGATCGTGGTGGAGTAAAAGTTGTTGGTGAAGATTTCATGTTAGCGACTGCTGCTGATATCGTTGCCGATCCTTCTGCTCCTGATGCTTTTGTATCAGGAATTATGGAAGGAAAAGAGTGGATTTGGGAAGGAGGAATTCTTCGTGAGCAACTTGCAGAAAGAACTCAGAAGAGAATTAACACTCTTGTTGACCAAAGAATTCTCGAAGAACATAAGTTAAACTTGTTCAACGAATTCTTATCAAATCTTTAAATTATAAATAAATATATTAGTATAAAAATCTAATACAATCAAATGTCCGTTGGTAGCAATTTACAAGAAATGGAAAACGTAGTAACGAAAGGAGCTGCTGCATCTGAGGTAATGCCAAAATCCGGGAGCAATGCTTCTGGTGTTTCGACCCCTGGTCAAACTGGCAGTTACGAAGATCTCGGTGGCCCGACTCCAGAAAACTATAAAGTAGACGACAACTCTGCTAAACTCGCAGAACCTAAAATCGCAACTGTCAAAGACATTGTGAACAGGGGTGCTAAACCTGCTGAACCCATGCCTAGTGGTATGAAGGAAGAAGAGGAAGTTGCGGGTGAAGTAGTCGAAGAAGAAGAGACCACTGCATCGGCCGAAGATGTAGTTTCTGAGGAAGAAACTTCTGATGAAGAAGTTGTATCTGAAGAGGAAGTCATCGAAGCAGAATATAACATCGAAGAAGATGTTGAAGCACTGCTTGCTGGTGAAGAACTTTCTGAAGAATTCCAAGAGAAAGCACGTACCATTTTTGAAGCTGCTATCAAAACAAAAGTTGCTGAAGTTCAAGAAGAACTGAAAGCACAATATGAAACAACTCTCGAAGAAGAAGTTTCTGCCATTAAGGAAGAACTGACCGATAGAGTTGATGCATATCTTGAGTATGTTGCTGAAGAGTGGATTACAGATAATCAACTCGCAATTGAGCAAGGTCTCAAGGCAGAAATGACCGAATCATTCCTGACTGGAATAAGAAGTCTTTTTGAAGAACATTATGTAAACATCCCTGAAGAAAAATATGATGTAACTACCGCAATGGTAGAGAAATTAGATGAAATGGAAGATAAACTCAACGAGCAAATTAAGTCTAATATTGCTCTTAATCAAAGATTAGCTGAGTCGGTTGCTGATGTAATCTTCTCCGAGGTCTGCGAAGGTCTAGCACTTTCACAGAAGGATAAACTCGCTTCTCTTGCAGAAAATGTTGAGTTTGATAGTGAAGACAACTATCGTGAGAAACTGGTCACTTTGAGAAATTCATATTTCTCGGAAACAACCGGTACTCAAAGAGACACTTCAGAGAATATTTCTGAGAGTTCGGAATCCATTGCACAACCAGTTACTGGTTTAATGGAATCTTATCTCGACACTCTGACTAGAGTTTCGCAAAAGTGATTTTTTAATTATAAATCAAACTAAAATTTTTAACAAGGTAAATTCAAATGCAAGGTTTCAATGCTGAACACCTTCAGGAGAAGTGGGCACCTATCCTCAACCATGAGGGTCTCGGAGGCATCAATGATGCTCATAAGAGAATGGTTACCGCAGTTCTTCTGGAGAACCAAGAAAAAATGCTTAGTGAGGAGCGTGAGTTCCTTTCAGAAGCATCTCCCACTAACTCAACCGGTTCCGGAGTTGCTAACTTCGACCCCGTTCTGATCTCATTGATCAGACGCGCAATGCCTAACCTGGTCGCATATGACCTTGCAGGTGTTCAACCGATGAACGGTCCTACTGGACTGATCTTCGCAATGCGTTCCCGCTTCACGAGTCAGACTGGTGCAGAAGCACTCTTCGATGAAGCAGATACCGGATTCTCTAATAGTGGAATCGGAACTGCAGATCCCTATGTTGCAGGATCCGAGGGAAATGCTGTTGGTTTCGGTACTACCGGATCTCAGAATGGTTCTAATCCTGGATTACTTAATCCTACTACCCAAACCGAAAGTGGATACACTGTCGGTCAGGGTATGGACACCGCACAGTCTGAAGACCTCGGTGCTGGCCAGTCATTCAACGAAATGGCATTCTCGATTGAGAAAGTCACCGTTACTGCTAAGTCCCGTGCTCTGAAAGCAGAGTATTCTCTGGAACTGGCACAAGACCTCAAGGCTATTCATGGTTTGAATGCCGAGGCAGAACTTGCCAACATTCTCTCCACTGAAATCCTTGCGGAAATCAACAGAGAAGTCATCAGAACCATCTATAAGGTTGCTACACCCGGTGCTCAAGCAAACGTTGCTACTGCCGGTACTTTTGACCTTGACGTTGATTCTAATGGACGTTGGTCTGTTGAGAAGTTCAAAGGTTTGATCTTCCAGATCGAAAGAGATGCTAACGCAATCGCGCAGCAAACTCGTAGAGGGAAGGGCAACATGATTCTGTGTTCCGCAGACGTTGCTTCCGCACTGACCATGGCTGGTGTACTCGATTACACCCCTGCACTCAATGCAAACCTGAACGTTGATGACACTGGTAACACCTTCGCAGGTGTTCTTGCTGGTAAGTATAAGGTCTATATTGATCCTTATTCTGCAAACGTTTCTGCTGATCAGTACTATGTTGCTGGTTATAAAGGTTCTTCACCTTATGACGCAGGTCTGTTCTACTGCCCTTACGTTCCTCTTCAGATGGTTCGTGCAGTTGGAGAGAACACCTTCCAACCTAAGATCGGATTCAAGACTCGTTACGGTATTGTTTCCAACCCATTTGCTGATGGTGCAAGAACTGGAGAAGTTAACAACTCTGGTAGACTGCAGACTAACGCAAACCGTTACTACAGAAGAGTCAAGGTTCAAAACCTCATGTGATCCACGGTTCACATATTTCTCACAGAGACCCGAAAGGGTCTCTTTTTTTATCTAAATACAAATAAAAACAATATCGATGACATTTAATAAGCAGATAGGAAATAGAAATTTTTTATCTCCTGTTGGTTTTAAATTTACATTAGCAAAAGAACCAAAGGTTGATTTTTTTTCAAACTCTGCTAGTATTCCCAATATAAGTTTAGGAACAGCAGTTCAACCATCATATCTTAAAGATGTTGATGTTCCTGGAGATAAACTTACTTATGGAGATTTTTCTCTGAGATTTTTAGTTGATGAGGATATGGTCAACTATATGGCAATTCATAATTGGATGACCGGTTTAGGTTTTCCAGAGACAACACAAGAATTTAAAGATTTAACAACAGAGATTGATGGTGTAAGAGATTTAAAAAATCAATTTAGTGACGGAAGTCTTCATATTTTAAATAGTAACTTTAGAGATGTTGCTATTGTAAAATTCAGAGATCTATTTCCAATTTATTTGACCTCTTTAGAATTTGAAGCGAGTGATACGGACATCAACTACTTTACAGCAGAGGTCACTTTCAAGTATACTGTGTATAATGTATTAGCTGCTGATAACAGAACACCTCTATGAACCTTGATCAAATTCAGGAGATGTGGGAAAAAGATTCTCAAATCGACCCTGATAACCTACATGATGAATCATTAAAAATTCCACAACTCCATTCAAAATATTATACTTTATATAATACCATCACTCTTTTAAGAGAGAAGGCAAGAGGAACTTATAATCGTATAAAATTAGAAAGATATAACTACTACACAGGAAAGGCAACAGCAGAGGTCTATGCAGAAGAACCATTTCCCTATAAGGTTAGAGATAAAGAAGCATTACAGAGGTATATGGATGCCGATGAAAAGTTAAACACTATTGAATTGAAAATTCGTTAATA